TAACGCCATTCTTTCCTGCATCCATCCTCGCTTCCGTGAGCTGCTTGTGGAGGTCTGTCAACTTATTATCTGCTTCTAAAGTCCAATTCCTCCGTTGTGCTTGCTCCTGCTTTGCAATCTCGCTTTTGAGCGCGTCAACTTTCGCTCGCATCTTTGATTCGATTATAGCCGCATCGTCCTCTTTTGGCAACGGTGCCTTTGTTTCATTCGGCCTCCGCGCCTTTTTCGGCTTTTCTGGCTCCTGCTTGACGAACCTCCCATAATGTTCCTTGTGCCACTTCTCAATCTCCGGGTGTGAGGACGGGTCCTTCTTCCATTCGTCCATCTTTTTGAGGAAGTCGTCCAAATCCTCCGGCATCGGCTGGAGAGTGCAAAGGCAGTTCGGGTGTGCCGGGTATGGCGGGCATTTCCCCGCGTCATAAACCCCGTGTCCCTTTCCTCCACTCGCATATGCGTTGCAGATGTCAGTCTTGGGATGGCTGCTTGATAGCACCCATTTCACCTTTCCGATGGCAGGGCTGGCCTGTGCCGCCCCTATGGTCGCCGCCCCATATGCAGACGAAAGCTCCGTCCTCGCAAGTCGCAAGGCGTTGTAGTCGAGGTTTTCAGGAACGCGGCCTTCCATGCGCTGCATCATGTTTGGATAGAGCAGGCATGTCGCCGTCTTGCCCTGCTTGACGTAGGTTTCCAGTGCCCTTGCAACATGAACCGCATCCTCGCCAACTCCTGCCTGGACAATGCTCCGCATGGCCTTGCGCGCTTCCTCCGACGTGTTCCATATGCGGTCGGAAAGGTATAGCCCGTCTTTGTGCGTCCTTGCGTAGTTCGCCGCAACAGCTTGCTTCCTCTGCCACTCGAACGCCTTTACCACGGGAGCCTTGTCCATGCCTGCCTCCCCGATGTAGTCCATGGTGACGAGCTGGCCGAAGTTTATCCCCGCCGCTGCGCCCTTCTCAATGGCGTTTTCGATGCGCTCCGTGAGTGCTCCGTGGAAAGCAGGGGAATCCTTGTCAATGGCTTGGAGCAGGTAAATGAGCCCTTGGTTCCGCCCGCTCCTGTAATCTGTGAGGACGTTCCGAAGGTGTTCATGGTAGATTGCCGTGATTTCCTTGTCGGTCATGGTAAGGAGATTCAGGTATTCCCTTCGTGCTTCCAGCGCGTATCTCCAATAATCTCCTGCCGCCGCCTTGATTGCGTCAACGTCGCTTCTGCTCATGCCTCATCGCCACTCTCCAGCTCGTCATCAAGTGCCCTGGATTCCTGCTCCTGCGTGTAGCTTTCCTCGATAGGCATATTGAGGAGCCGTTGCTGTTCGATCTTGTCTTTCTCTGCATCCCAATCCTCCATCGTGTCAATGTGCCGGGAGAGGAAATTGACCGCCGCCTCCATGGAAATGAAGTTCCCGGAGAGGGCAAGGGAAAGAGCTTGCACGACATTGTAGAGCGTCTGCGCGTCCGCCTCCTCATCCTTGTCCATCACAGCATCCCAGGTGATTTCCACAGCGTAGCTTTTCGCCCTCACGCCTGTCACCGTTGAGAGCATCGCGAGTGCCATTCGTGCGAACAGCTTCCAGCTCTCCTCAACCTGCTCGCGCTTGCGGTCAATCCTCCGCGTGAGGATTGGCGTTTGCTCCTTCGTGCTTGCCTGTGAGCTGGCAATATGCACGCCGAAGGCAAATTCTGGAACCTCTGACGTGTCGATGATGCAGTAGAAAATAAATTCAAGGAGCGCGTTGGCATCGCCGATGGCGGTTTTGCACTCGATGAAATTGGCATCATCTTCGGCATTGAGAATGAACAGCTCTTTCCCCTGCATGTCGATGCTCGTCGGTCTCCCAGCTTGCATGTCCGCGAGTACCTGCGGGAAATTGTTCCGCAGGAATTTCTCAACGTCCTTCAGCTTGAAAGCAACCTTCGGCGTTGAGTGCATCTTTGAACCGCTTATGGCGTGGATCATCACGTCATGATAGGCTTTCAGGAACAGCTCTATCGGTTCCAGCTCGCTATATCCATGGAGCTCCGTTTCATCCGGCTCGTTTTTGAAATGCACAATCGGAATGAATCCCCAGGGATTCCGCTCTGTCGTGTCCTCTATCCCCTCCGGCGCGTTTCCCTCAACCGTTGTGACGACCTCGTTTGCTGTGATGCGCTGGCGGTAGGTGTATTCCTGCCGATCGCCATGCTCATCAATCCACTTGTTTTTCGTCAGGATTGTGACGGCAGTATATTCGTGCGTTATGGGGTCATATTCAAGCCCGCCCGCAGGAATCTGCTCTGGCGGGATGATTCTCACCGTGAGCCGCGTCCCTTTTCGGTTCTCCGGGTAGAGGACGTTATCGTCCGGGAGATTCACGAGCCGGACAAAACACTCCCCGTCGACAAGGTTCTTCTGGTGGATGCGCTGCTGGATGCTCCGTATCTCACCAACGAAGGCATCCAGCCCCTCCTGTGCCCCCTCATCGTCACAAGTGAATGTCGGTGTCCCCATGAACCCTGCAAGCGTGTTGATAATAGGCTTTGCGAATCCTGCCCCCAGCTTGTATCTGTCATCCCGGTTGTAATACAAATCCCGCGCCCGCTTGTAATCAACATGCCCCTCGATGTTGAGCGAATACGGGGCGGAAAACATGTTCCGCACATTGAAAAACCAGCCCGCTCTCCGCAGCTTGCTGATTTCCCCAACGGCTCTATCCAGCCATTGCCCAATTTTAGCCATAAAGTTTCACGCCCCCTAATAACGCGGCGAGCATCGGGTCCGTGTCCCCGCCGCCGGAAAATGCCAAAATCAAAGCGTCTGCCCTGTCAGGGCTCCGTCCTATCCGCTTCTTGTATGTCTTTTTGTCCTCAAGGATGATTTGGTCGCGGCTATTGAGCAGGTATTTCCTCGTGGATAGCTGCGCCGTCAGCTCGTCGTCACGTGGAAGCTCAATATCACCATCGGCGAGTCGCTGCCGGAGTCCACACCATTGTTCCGTCACCCAGTTCGCATAATGCTCCCTGTCTGATGCACTGCCCCCGTTGTGGCAAGCGACAATATCAATATTGAGCCGATCCTCCCCTATGACTTCCCGGAGGCGATCCGTAACGCCACCGCCAACACCGTCATCATCGACGTGAATCTTTGCCGCTGGCTTCGAATAATCTCTCATGAGTCCCCGCGTGATGCCGATGATCTTCCCGACAGTCGTCATGGTGTCCTGCCGCGTATAGTGGTATATGCCCAAAACCTTCCCTCCGATGCGCGGGATGATAACCGTTTCATCGTCGCCGAACCGTGCGATATCTGCTCCGACATCCAGCATCGCATCACTATCAGCAGGAAGTTCCCGCATTATCGCAGACTCAACCAATTCGAGAGGGATAAGTCCGTCCGGCTCCGTCTTCGGGAACTCGCCAAGCACGCGAACGCGAACCACGTCCGAATCCATTCCATACTGCTTGATAAGTCTCTGGCTGTATTCGGGAGTGATGCGTGATATGTCGAAACAGGAGACTTTCTGGATGTGATACAGATCCCTGTCCTCGAAAAACGCCCGTTTGAAAACGCCGCTGTTCTTCGTCGGGTTTCCGCAAAGCAGGAGTTTGGCATCGCTCGTGGTGAGTGCGCCCTCTATCGTCTCATAGATGCGGTCGTCGATGCCGCTGGCCTCATCGCAAATAAAAAGCAGGTGTTCCTCATGGAACCCTGCCATATTCTCTGGCTTGCTGGCTGTCCTGGCTGTCGCGAACCACCTTTCAGGCATCCCCCTCATGGTGACTTTCGTTTTTTGCCACTCGAAAAGCCCATCAAGCAGGGGTGACCGTTTCATCCATTTCGATATTTCAGGCCAGAGGATATCGAAAAGCTGCTGCTGTGTCGGTGCCGTACATGGAATCTTCGGATAAGGTCGCGTAAACAGGAACCACAGGCAAGCCCATGATTCCAGTGCGGTTTTGCCAACGCCGTGACCGCTTCGGATTGCCACTCGTGCATTCTTCGCGAGTCCTCTCAACGCTTCTTCCTGCCACTTATCCGGCGCAGCATCAAGCACTCCCACGACGAACTGGACAGGGTCGTCGATATATCGGCGCATAGCCTTCGCCAT